TATTCAGGTGATAGATAGACCAATTACAATTAGGGATACAATTAAAGTAAAAAGTATTAAAGTACTGATTAAAGATACATTAATAAATGCATCTGTATTGCCCTGTGATTCATCATTTATTGTTATTAGTGATACAATAGTAACAAATACACATGATACTGTTAATATAGGTTTTAATTACCTTAATGACAGTTCGTTTTTTAATATGCAATTTAGACCACGTAAAGATACAATTGTAAGTAAAACAATAACTATTCCTGAATCTAAAACAGATTATAATTTATTAATTGGTACATTTGGCATTGGTTTATTTTTAGGCTTATTAGCAGGAATCAGTAAATGAAATGGTTTGCAATTATAAAGTATTTACTAAGAGCCCAAAAAACAGAAAAAATAAGCTTTGATTATGATGGAGTGTTAAGTACTGATAAAGGCAAATCATTGGCAAAACGTAAAATTACCGAAGGTTATAAAGTATATATAATTACTGCACGGCATAAAGATAATACAGTATTGAATACTGCTAATGATTTAGGAATATATAGAAGCAGGGTATATTTTACAGGCGGTAAACCTAAATGGAAGTTAATTAAAAAACTTCATATTAATAAGCATTATGACAATAATCCTAATGTTGTAAATGAAATAAATGAATTGACAGATTGTGAAGCAGTATTAGTTAATTACTAAGAAATATACATATATGGACATATCTTTAATTAGACCAAATCCAAATAATCCGAGAATAATTAAAAAGGATAAATTTGATAAATTGGTTAAGAGCATTAAACAGTTTCCTGAAATGTTGGAAGCAAGGCCATTAATACTAAATAAAGATAATATTGTATTAGGTGGCAATATGCGTTTAAAGGCATTACAAAAGGCGGGTATTACTGATGTACCTGTTATTCATGTGGATTGGGATGCTGATAAAGAATCTGAATTTATCATTAAAGATAATTTATCTTATGGTGAATGGGATTATGATATAATTGCAAATGAATGGGATGTGATTAAATTAGATGATTGGGGTTTTGATTTACCTGTTAATGTTGATTTAGATGCAATAGATAATAATGATATTGATGGTGTTAGCAAAGTATATAGTATTAAAATAATATTTGATGATACTGAACAGTTGCAACATGCTGAAAATGACATACAGGAATTAATAGATAGAAAATATAAAAATGCAAAAATGACAATTAGTTTAAATGGATTGCAACAATGGCATATGATAAAGAATTAATATTTAATCAGGCATTAGATTTAATCAATAAACATAATCTAATATTTATTGATGATGTATTGTCTTTATTGCCTATTCATCCATCTACTTTTTATGAATGGTATCCATCAGGCTCTGAACGCAATGAAATTGTTAAATCTGAAATAAACAAAGTGCGTGTAAAGATGAAGGCAAATATGCGTAAAAAATGGTATGAATCAGATAATGCATCTTTGCAAATAGGGTTGATGAAATTATTAGGTACAGAGGATGAATGCAATAGATTAAGTGGCAACATGCAACAAAACAAAACAAACGAAGTGTATACAATCAAATGGAATGCATTAGATGCAAATTGATGTATCATTACATACTGCACAATCAGAAATATTACAACATCGTAAACGATTTAATGTAATACGTTGCGGGCGTAGATTTGGTAAATCAACATTGGCTTTTGCATTAGCATTGGAAACTATGTTGTCAATACCCAATGCATCAGTACTTTATACTGCACCATCAAATGAGGATTTAAAGGGTAGATATCAGGAAGCAAAACAATTATTCATGAAATTAGGTGCAGAATGTAAAGAAGGTGAAATTAAGTTAGGGAACAGTGTATTAAATTTAAAGGGTATATGGCGTGCTGATGCATTACGAGGTAATAAATACCATGTATGTATATTGGATGAATGGGCACATTGTGATAATGCGGAGGATGCATGGAATTATGTTATTAGACCAACATTAAATGATTATAAAGGTAAATCATATTTCTTGTCAACACCTAAAGGGAAAAACCATTTTTATACACTTGATAGACATTCTGAATCATTTGAAGATTGGAAATCTTTTCATTTTACATCTTATGATAATCCATTAATTGATAATTCAGAAATAGATTCTCAAAGGGATTTATTACCATCATTAGTATTTGCACAGGAATATTTAGCAGAATATGTTGATAGGGATGCATCTAAAATAAAAAGGGATTGGATAAACATCAGTAATAAAAAGGAATGCATTGCATATTATGTTGGTGTTGATTTGGCAATTGGGATGAATGATAATAATGATTATACTGCTATTTGTGTTATTGGCATAACATCTGAAAAGGAAATAGTAATACAGGAAGTTAGAAGGGGACGTTGGTCATTTGTTGATATTGGCAATCAAATAATCAATACATATGAAAAATGGATGCCTAGAATCGTTGCTATTGAATCAAATCAGGCACAGGCATGGTTAGTTCAGGAATTGAAAAGAAATACCAATATTAACGTTTTGGGCGTGCATAGTAGTAAAGATAAAATGTTAAGGTTTCAACCTGTAGAGGCAAAATATGAAAGGGGATTAGTATACCATGTGCCGCATTTATTACCTGAATTTACTGATGAATTATTATCATTTACAGGTACAAAGCAGGATAAACATGATGATATGGTTGATGCATTAAGCATGGCATTTAGTGTTGTTAAAAAGAATCCATCGATATTAATATGAGTATATACAGTAACATTGTTGAACGTGTTAAATTTATTACAGGCGTTGGCAATAAGCGTAAACAGATGCCGTATAAAATTAGTGATACATACAGTAATGTAATGTCACCTAATGCAATGAGTGAATTAGAAGCAAGTGCATACGGCACAATGTATGCATGTTTACAGATACGTTGCAATGGGTTGGTATCATCTGAATTTAAAGGTTATAAATTACAAAATTGGGATAAAGAGGAAATAAGCAATGCACATTGGGTATCAAGATTATTGCAAAATCCAAATCCTTTTTTTACGTATTCCCAATTAATGACATTTTTAGAGCAATGGTTGTGTATTAATGGTAATGCATTCATATGGACACCAACATTAGGTCATGATGTACCTTTACAGATGTGGATACTGAATCCAACACGGATGAAAGTGATTAAGGGTGGTAATAATTTTATTGAAGGTTATGTATATAATTCAATTAAAGATGGACAAATATACATTCCCGAAAATGAAATGATTCATTTGGCAAAAGTTAATCCTGTTGGTTTACGTGATGAAATTGTAGGTATGAATATATTTGGAACAGGTTTAATATCAGCAGCATTACAATACGCTGCAATAGATAATGAAGTTGGTAAATACTTATTGAGGTTATTAGCTAATAATGCAGTACCACCATTAATTGCATCAATACCTGAAGATATGGATGCTGATGAATGGTCAAATATGCGTAACCAATGGAATGAACGCCTGCCTAATTATAAATTAAATGCATTGTTAACTAATGGAATGGCAATTAGCTTGCCACCTGAATCACAGATTGCAATTAGTTATGATTCAATATCAAAGGATGTACGTTCACAGATATCACAGGTATTTGGTGTTCCAACAGGAATGTTAACAGGTGAATATCAAAACAGAGCCACAGCAGAGGTACAATATGCCGTGTTTAGACAACAGACAATATATCCTGAATCAAATTATATTGCAGAGGAATTAACAAGACATTTCCAAAGATTCGAAGATGATATAATTGTTGAATCATTACCATATGAATTTGTTGATGTTGAAAAACAAATTAAGCAAGAGGAATTTGAAATCAAATATGGTATATCAACAATTAATGATATACGTGGCAGGCATGGATATGATAAATTACCAAATGGTGATGTTGTATTAATTGCACAGGGTTTACAGCCTTTGCAAAGTGTTTTAAGCAATGCAAATACAAATACATCTACTGATGTTGTAAAAAAAAAAATCATTAGAAATTTAGTATTAAATACGCCTGAACAACGTGCAATACATTGGCGTGGGTATGATGATATTCAACAGGATATCAGTAAACAATTAATTGTACCTATTAAAAATGCAATTAGTGATATTAATCAACAGGCAATCAATGCAATTGAAACTGATAATCCTGATGATGTGATACAGGTTAATCCTGAATCATTAAATGAAATACAGGATAAATTAGACAAAGCAATTACTAATGTTACTAATAAAGTATTAAAAGAATTTGAAGCAGGTAATGAAGATTTATCAGGTGAATTTGGAAAACAGATGCAAAGCATGGCATATGAAACTAATATGCGTATTAGTGATTCATTAGAATTAGTTAGAAATGATATTGCATTAACATTGTCCCAAAACGCTAGTAAATCAAAGGATGAATTAAGGGATATACTGCAAAATAAATATAAACAATTATCACGTGGCCGTGCTGATGCAATTGCACAAACAACAGCAACATCAGTAACAACAGGTGTACAAAAGAATGTTTACAAAGACTTTAAACAATTATCCATGTGGAACACACAAAGGGATAAAAAAGTTAGACCATCACATAGGGCAATGGATGGACAAATTGAAAACCAATTAGGATACTTTACATTCCCTGATGGGAGCAAAATTGATAGACCCGCAGGAAGTTCACAGGCAGGAACAACAGTTGCGGGATTAAATGTAGTTAGATGCAGATGTTATTTATTTCCTGTTGACAAAGCAACAGCGGATAAATTAGCAAAACAAAATGCTGCTAATGCATCATCAAATGAAAATAATAAAAATAAAATTATTAGTGATTTTGAGAATAAGTATAGAAATTTAACAACGCATGAAATGGGCTTGATTGTGGGTAAAAATGGTAATGTAATTGCATTGTCAAAAGGTGATGCCGATTCTGTATCATTTACAAAGGATGAACGTATGGCTATGGTAAATGATGGCAATGCAACAGTTACTCATAATCATCCAAAAGTTGCAAGTTTATCAAATGCAGATTTAGGTTTAATGATGTTGTATAATGCACAGGAAATGCGTGCGGTTGATTCTAAATACACATATATTGCACAAAGAACTGAATTAACAAATTTAAATAATATTAAAACTCAGGATGATTTTAATTTGTTGTTAAATACATGGACTGCTAAAATGGAATCATTTGCATCACGTAAAATGGCAGCTGATGGTAAATTAGGGCAAAAATTAGAAGATGATTATATTAATGAATTAAATGAAGATGCAACACACAAAGCAACAGAATGGTTTTGTCAAAAAAATAATATTATTTATAAAAGGATAAAACATGGATAAAACTATATATGACAAAATAGATATAAATATTAATGATGCTGATGCATTTTTAAATGAATCAGATTATCTAAGAATACAAAAAAAAGGTAATTAATAAAATGGATATAATAAAAAGAGAATTACAAATAAAAAAATCAGGGCATTACCCTGATGCTGATGAATCAGTAAATGAATCAGTTGTTAATGATATATATACATTTACAATATCAACCCCTGAAATTGATAGATATGGTACAATTATAATCCCATCAGGAATTGATTATACTGATTATCTAAATAATCCTGTGGTATTAGCGCAGCATGATTCTGATGATTTACCTATTGGTAAATGTTTAGGTTTTGCAATGAATGGTAATAATTTAGAAGCAACAATACAGGTACATAGATTAACAGAAGATGCCTGCCAAATTGCTGATTTATTAAATGCAGGTTACTTGAATGCAGTATCCGTTGGTATTATACCAATTGAATTTCATGAGGAAACTATTGATGGCA